TGGTCCCCGAGCCGACGGCCAACTTGTCAGTCGTGATCGCCCCGGACGCGATCTCTGTGGCGGAAATCGCCCCTGCCGCGATCTTGCCTGCGGTGATCGAATTCGCCAGGATGTCAGCCCCGTCCGTCGACCGCGTAAACCCCGCAGAGCCGGCCGGGCTTCCGGTATGGCGATAGAGCTTGTCGTCCGTCGTCAGGTAGACCGTGCGCCCCTCGAAGTTGCCGGTATTGGGTAGGGCGGTCACAATCTCCACCGGGGCGATGCCTGTCGCGAACTTTGCGGTGTTGATGGCTCCGTCCGCGATCTGACTTGCCGTGATCTGCCCTGTGAGCTTGGCCGCCGCCAGATCAGCGATCTGCGCGTTGGTGAGTTGGCCAGTCACGTCAACAGCAGGTACGGCGGCGGTGAAACCCGCGCTCCCAGACGGTGACCCCGTGTGGCGATAGAGCTTGTCGTCCGTCGTCAGATAGACCGTGCGCCCCTCGAAGTTCCCTGTGTTGGGTAGGGCGGTCACAATCTCCACCGGGGCGATGCCGCTGGCGAACTTTGCGGTGTTGATGGCTTGGTCGGCGATCTTGTCGGCCGTCACCGCCAAATCTGCGATTTGCGGACCAGTGATCTGCCCGGTGAGCTTGGCCGCCGCAATATCCGCGATCTGGGCGTCGGTCAGTTGGCCGGTGACATCCACAGCAGGTACGGCGGCGGTGAAACCCGCAGCGCCAGACGGGCTTCCGGTGTGGCGATACAGTTTGTTGTCCGTCGTCAGGTAGACGGTGCGCCCCTCGAAATTGCCCGTCTCGGGTAGTGCGTTCACGATCTCCACAGGGGCGATGCCCGTCGCGAACTTTGCGGTGTTGATTGCCCCGTCCGCCACCTGGTCCGCCACGATCTGGCCCACGAGGTCGACGGTCTCAACGGCGGCGGTCCATTGGGTGCCGTCCCAGCGATACAGTTTGTTGTCTGTCGTCAGGTAGACCGTGCGACCTACAAAGTTGCCGGTTTGCGGAAGCGAATCGACAATCTCGATAGGTACCAGACCGGCGTTGAGGAAAACCTCCTCGATGCTGCCTTGGAAGTCGTCTTCGGTGATCCCGACATTTGGGGCGGTAACCGTGACCCAAGCCGTCCATTCAGTCGTCTTCGGCCCGACCAGTCGCGCGCGGGCCTGATACTGGACGTTGGACACTATGCCTTCTGAGACGACGTGATAGCCCACGTCAACATTGGCCGTACTGCCTTCGACAGCGACCGTCGCACCGCTCAGAACGCGAATTTGGAATCGGATGCTGGAGACACCCGGCAAAGGAATATTCCATTGCAGCCTGATAGCTGGCCGTCGATCCGTCCCCGTGCCGTCCTTGATTGTCGTCGCGATGGCGGTGAAACCCGGCACCGTGACCGGACTCGGCACGACCGGCTCGATAGACGGCGCCGTGACGGCAATGTCGTCGCCGACCTGCCAGTCGTAATCGTCGGGGTCCACCTCTCGCATCGCAAGCGTCGTGCAGAGCGTCAGCGGGTCGATGGCCACCTGCCCGATCTCGAAATCCTTGCCGCTGTAGCCGTTGCGGGTGGATGTCCAGTCGATCACGTCGAGCGGCTTGAGCAGGATGCCCTCGGGCGGCAGGGTGATCGTCTGGCGACGGTAGCGCTGCGCATCCTTGAGCCACGCGGCCATCTGCTGCTGCACCTGGCCCGGCACCGTCACCGCAGGCAATGACAGATGCGCCGGGAGTTCCTGCCCGTCTGCCGTGATCGCGTCTTCGTCCCGGCGCGGCGTGGCCTCGTGCGGTGTCCAGAGGTTGCCGGGGCTCATCCATGTGGCGTGCACGATATTGTAGCTGTCCTGCGCGCCGGGGAACGGGTCCAGCTCCTGCGGCTGGCTCACCAGAACGTCGTCGTCGGTGATGAACTTCACGGGCAGGCCGGGCGCGCCGACACGGATGTAGAGCGTGCCGCCAACGTCGGCGATCTGGCCGGAGCAGGCTTTCAGGAGCTCCTCGATCGCGTCTGCGGGCGACGATCCCCCCGCGTCCGATCCGCCCATGAACACTTCGAGGCCCGCCACATAGGTCTTGCGGTCGCCGATCATCACGTCGCAAGCATTCATCGCCGCGGCCCAGTTGGCGTAAGGCAGGTCTGCCGCCGTAAAGCCGCCCCCGAACTTGTGCCCGCCCAGAATCTGAATGCCGCGCAGGATGTTGTAGATCATCACGACCGGGTTCTCGGACCAGGCGTGTGTGGCGGTGTTGTCGTAGCGATGCGGCCCCGAGCCTCCGGCCGTGCTGTCGAGGCGAGGATCGTAGAGACGGATGCCCTTGACGACAAAGCGCACATCGGGCCGCCCCTGCCAGACCTGCGGGCTGTCGCGCCAAAGGAAGGTCATGATCGCCTGCGCCACGCCCCGCCCGACCATGTTGGAGGTCCACGGGCGCTCAGGGTAGTTGCCGTATTTCGCCGACAGCATCGGATCGACGGTGTTCTGGGACCCGTTCCGGAACCGACACCAAGCGAAGCCGATGAAATCCCCCTTGTTCACCGTCGGGCCGTAGTCGGGGTGGATCGCGGGCGTCGTGCCGTCGCCATGCGTCATCGTCAGCGTGGCAGGCGATCCTGTCGCCAATTCGCACCGCACGCCGTTGATGATGAGGCTCTCCAGGCTGTCGACTTGCACGTCGGACAGGTCGATCACGCGCGTCAGATAGCGGGTGTCCCCGCCCGTGCCGTGGCTCATCTCCGGCGCGGCCAGGTTCCCGGCCGTGACGTAGCGGCCAAGGATGAACGACTGCGGCACCTGCTCGCCCGCCGTGGTCGACCGCAGGACGATCCCCTTCGGCGCACCATTGGCATTGGCCGGGCTGGACAGGGCGCTTGCCAGCGCAGAATAGGCCAGTCCCACCCCCACGCGCACGGCAAACGCCGTCCAGCCGGTCGCAGATGCTCCAAGCGCCGAGATGATGAGCGTGGCAGGATCGGCCAGCGCTGGTCCCGCCGCGCCGATCAGGCACAGCGTGAGGAGAATGCGGTCGATGGATTTCATACTCGGAAGGCCCGTTCGATCACGGTGAAGGGCAGCGTGCCGAAGCCGTTGATGCCAAAGAAATAGACGTTGGCGCCCTGCACGATCCCAAGGCTCTGGCCGTCGATCACGGCCACGTCGCCCGGCTGGGCGAAAGCGGGCGACACCTCGGGGAAGAGGCTGGCCACATAGGCGATGTGATCCTCGAACCCCTTGGCTTGCAGCTTCCGTTTGCCCTCGGCAATCGTCCGATAGCCCCGGAAGCCCCGCAGGTAGTCCTCTCCCGTCATCGCCTCGACGGCCCCTGCCGCCCAGATCGCACAGTCCCATTGGCCCGGCTCGAAGGGCCGCCGGTGGTTCTCGCGCAGGAAATCGGTGAGCCGGGTCCGCCAGCCCGGCAATTTTCGTCCTGCGGGGTTGTCGGTCACTTCTTCACCCATTCCGTCTGCACCTCGGACGCAATGGACCCATACTGCCGGAACGCGTCTCCGCTGTTTCGCAGTCGCATGGCCTGGTCGGTCTTGCGCAGCGACGGGCCGGGCAGCGCCAGAACCCGCATCCGGCTCACCATCTCGAACGTCACCGTATCCCCGCCGCCTTGGGCAGGCGTGGTCAAAGGCGCGCGGTTGATGAAGCCACGGAACATCGGCTCCACGTCGATCAGGTTCGTCGTGTCGGGGTCCAGGAGTGCCAGGTGCAATTCCACCTCCGCCAACCGGATCACGAACCCGCGCACCACGTCCTCGGTCTCCGGGGCGTTGGCCGCCATCGTGATCTGCAGGCTCCGCACATCAAGCCCCGCCGCGTAGGTGATCGGCTCCACCTCGAACCGCGACAGGGCACCCTGATACACGCGATTCGTCCCGTTGATGTTGAACGTCAGATTGTCCTCGCCGTTCCAGAGGCCAACCGGCGCAGGCGTCAGCGAGCCGAAGTTCTTCGCCTTGATCCACAGGAGCCAGCGCGGCATGACGGCGGCACGGGCCAGCAGGTGGTTCTGCGCATCGACGGACCAGCTCATCGCAGCGTCTGCCTCCACGCAAATGTCGCACCCGCCGCATAACCCCGACGCGGCAGTTCCGTGATCGTGAGCGAGCCGGGCACCATCTTGGCTTTCAGGCGCGGACGGTTGAACTGCACGCCTGTGTCAACAGTTGCGCCGGGGCGGATTGGAGGAATGACTTCAAACTGCCCCGTAACGCCGGAATTGTTCGCCGTGATGCTTTCGACGACCTGATGGAAAGCGTATCGGGACGGGTTGCTGCTGTAGATGAACGAGAAGAAATCCCCGCGCGTGATGACATAATTCGCGGGAAGCTGTTTCAACGAGATCAATCGCTTGTTTGTGGGCAGGCTGTTGATCTGTCCGATAGGCTCCGCCAGCGATCCACCGCCCGTGGCCCGACGCTTGTGGCGCGGATAGAGCAGGAAGGACGCGCGGCCATCCTGCAAGGGCCGGATCAGCGCCTTGATGCTCTCGACACTAACGGGCTTCCTCGACGCCAGCGTCACGGTGCCATACCACAGCCGCGTGCCGTAATCCGATGGAATCACCTCGCCGCCGCCGGTTTCGTTTATTAGCACTGCCTCACCCAGCTCAAATGTCGTCGAGATCGGGCAGAACGTCTCAAAGAACTGCGGCAGGTCCAACGGGAACGACAGCGGCATCAGAGAGCCCTCCGGTCGCCATTGGCCTGCCGGATGCGCGCGTTGAGCTGCCGGTCATAGCTCGCCATGGCCTTGGCCGTGACATTCCCGCTCACGCTCTCAATCACCGGCACGAGGTTGCCGCCATCCATGCGCACCACCACCGACACCTGCCCACCCCCGGCGTTGCCGGGTTTGGTATGATCGATCACCGTTTCATTCGGGTGCAGAAGCGCCGGGAAGCCGCCCTTGCCGTCGATGCCCCCCGTCCGCGCGCCGCCGCCGGTGTAACCGCCGCCGTCGTAGTTCGGCACCGTCTTCGGCACCGTCAACGCATTGCCAAGCGCACCGAAGATGTTGCCGACCGTCCCGCCACCACTTGCCAGCCCGAGAAACGCCTTCTGAAACTGCACCTGAGCCAGTTGTATCAGCAAATCGGCAAGCGCTTCCTTGGCGCTCTTCGACCCGTCCACGATGGAGGTGAAGAAGTCGGCGACAGTGTTTGCGCCCCGTTCCACCGCATCGTTGTATTTCTCTTGGGCCTCCGTCAGCGCCTTTACTGCGTCAAGAATCTGCTGCTCTTGCGCTTCGTCAAACCACGGCGAAAGGCCCTGATTGACCGTCGCACCGCTGCCACCAGACGATCTGCCTCCGCCTGTTGCCGGAGTATAGCCGAAGTCGATGTCTGCCGGGCGTCTTGGCGGACGAGGCACGTTTCGCGGCGCAGTTGGCGTCGGACTATTGAACGCATCGCTATTGTCGCCAACCGGAAACGTGCCCGGCCCGCCAACCGGCATGAACGGCGCAGTGCCCGGAAGCTCGCTCCGAAGCGTCGCGGCTTGCACCGCTGCATCGTATAGCGCGATTGCCAAGCGCTTCACCTGATAGATCGCACTGTCAAAGCTGATGTTGTCAATGCTTTGCAGAGGAATGAGCACATTTGTTGCCAACTCTGCAATTCGCGACAGATGACCGCTGAATTCGTCTGCAGACATTGACCCGGCCTGAAACGCTTCATCCACAACGCGGGCGTACTCGCCAAGTTTTCGCAACGCCTCAGCCGCTTCCGTCCGGCCCAAGGCATCGGCGCTCGCAGCGGCAATGTCCAATTCTTCCGCAAGATTTGTAACCTGCCCCGACAGTTGATTATAAATTGAAATCAGCTGCTGCGCGGCAATTGCCTGCGCCTCGGTTGCGTCTCCCGCGTTGTCCATGGCCGCTATGGTGCTTTCGCCAAGAACGGCCGCTGCGTTTGCATTTCCTTGAAGAATGGCATCAATTTCTCGCCCGTCATTAAATAGCGCAAGCAAATCGTCCATCATCATTTTCCAACCGAGAACAGCTTCGCCGCCAAAGACTGCGACCTGTTTCAGGTAGACGGACATCTGCGCGGTGAGCGTCGAAAACTGGTCATCCAGCGCTTCCGCGCGGCGCAACACGCTTTCTTCAAGAACGACGCCAGCCTCACGCGCAGCCGCGATCATCTCGTCCATCCCTTCCGCGCCGCCGCGCAGCGCGTTTGCCAAGTCTCGCCCGCCGCGCCCAAAGGCATCGGTGATCAGCGCCATCTGCGCCGCTTCGCTGCCGGTGCGGGCAACAAGGTCCGCATATTCTCGCAGCAGGACGTTGAGCGGCCTGATCTCGCCCGACGCATCGCGAATTGCGATCCCGTTATCTCGCAGCCTCTTGTAAAGCTCGCCGCTGCCCTCCGCCGCCTCGCCGATACGCAGAGAAAACGTCTCCAATGCCTTGGAAAAGTCTTGTTCTGAAACCCCTTCAAGTCCGAAACCGAATTGCAGAGCCTGAAATTCTTCCAAGCCGACACCGACACGATCCGCCGTCTTGGCAATCTCGTCCAACGCCGAAATCACCGTTCGCGCGCGTGTTGCAATTTGCAACAGGCCTTGACCAATGACGACACCCAGAACAGTCCCCGCCACGCGGCCAACCCGTTGAAACGCCGTTTCGAGGCGGGATGTCTGGGCAATCGTGGCTTCAATCGCGCGGGTGTTGCTGGCATTGAAGCCGCGTTCGATCTTCTCCGCGGCACGGCTGAACCGCTGCTCCGCCGCCGCCAACTGACGGTTGAGCCGCGTCATGGTCAGGCCCAATTGAAGGATGAGATCGCCTTCGGATTCAGCCATCAGAACCCCTCAATCCCCATTTCGCGCAGGCGATCATCGCTTATATCGCCGCCGCTGCCCTTCTGGCCTTGTCCGTTTGCCGCCAGCCATCCGCGCACCGCCGCCGAAAATTGCCACATTGTCATTAGGTCCACGTCCACAGGCGAAAAGCCTATGACAGCTCCCGTTCCGTAGATCTCGCTGAACCGCCATTTTCCGGGGGGGCGGTCTCCCCCGGCACCTCCCCCACGGGGTCGTCCGGATCGCCGACAAGAGCAGCAAGGAGGACCAGACGCGCAGGCGGGCAAAACACCTTGAACGGATGCGATTCGAACATCCGCGCAACCAGATCGGCGGCTTCGCGGTCTTTCATTCCGCCGCCGATCAGGCCAAGCCGAAGCGTGTGAAACGCATCATCGATCCGCCATCCCGTGCCACCCAGCCGGTGGAAAATCTCTTCCGGCCCGGCATCGCACGCAGCCTGCAGCGCCCGGATTTCACCGATGCGCAACAGGAAATCGTGCTCACCGCCAGGCCACGTCAAGGTGATCTTCATCAGGTCTGGTCCGTCGTGGTGACAGCCCCCGCCTTGACGATCTGCAACGACGCCATCACGCGCTGGCCCTTCTCGCGCGAATGGCTGAGCGACGTGAGAATTGCCGGGCCGGTGATGAATTCCACGTCGCCCACCGCCGCCTTGGTATAGACGAAGCGCACGTTTTTGATCGCGCCGGTGAGCGCCCATTGCAAAAGCGCTTCGTGCGATTCCTGCGCCCACACGCCGGTCGCCGACGCCGACCAGTCCGTCGAGACGACTTCGCGCTCAATCTGCAGCGGCGCGGAATCGTTCCCGCAGTCGGGGATCAGCGCCTCGGCGGTCTCGTTAGTGAACGTGAACTCGACGCCGATCAGGCCGCAGATGGCGGCATAGGTATTCGGTGGCGACGTTTCCCAATGCAATGCCATTTCCGAAAATTTGGCTGTCGTGGCGAGAGGCATGTCTTGGCTCCTTTCAGGTGGGCTCGTCGCCCGGTTGACGTGAATTCGGTTGCGTCCGCTGGGGCGGCACGATGGTTGCCGCGCCCTTGGCGACGGCTTCCTCGATGACAGCGCGCGGCAGGGTCTGCGGAACCGGCGATGCCTCGATCACCCAGCTCATGTTCCCGATCACGATGCCGATCTGCTTGTGGAAGATTGCCTTCATGGTTGCTGCCTCGCCTCCATTGCTTTTTTCTCTAGGCCCGCTTCACCGCCCGATTTACCGCCCTCTTGAGCGCGGCGTTCACGCGGGTCTTGTTTGCGCGCCAGGCCGGAAAAAAAAAGGGTTGGGCAGGCCTTTTAACCGCCCCGAACTCTACGAAATGCGCATAGAATGCGTCTCTTTCGCCTAAGCTCTTGTCCCGCGTGCCCGCAAAGATCGTGATGGCTATCTTTCCGAATTGCCGCCCCTTCACCGTGCCGATAGAGACCGATCCCGCCGGCGCATTGCCCCAGGTCCAGCCGATGCTGTCGCGCAACGCGCCCGTATCGACAGGGACCAACCGCTTCATATCCGCCACAACCTTGGCTGCTTGCGCCTCCATCTCGCGCGCGAGCTCATCGCGGATTTTCCGCGGGATCGCCTCAAATCTTGCTCTCAGCGCCGCTTCGCCTTGCATCACTCCTCCATGATCGCCTGAACCGTGACGACCCCGTGCGCCGTCAGCCCGTCCGGCTCCATGAATGCCCGCGTGCCCGTCACGCGCATCTCGACCAGCGCGCTATTCGGCGGATTGACGTGGAACAGGTGCAACGCCGCCTTGACCGCATCGACCAACGGCTTGACCGCGCCGATACGCCCGTTGCCGCGCGCCCAGCAGTCGAGCTGGATCGTCTCCACCCGCCCGGTGATGCCCTCGGCATCGTCCTCCACGACGTCAGACGGCCCGAAGGTGACGCACGGGAACTGGGCCGTATTCGGCCGGTTGTCGTAGATGCGATCCCCTATAATCGCATGCACCCCAGCGTCCGCAACCAGTCGGTCGAAGATGAGCTTCTGCAGGTCAGCGGAAGCGCTCATGTCGCCACTCCGCTTTCGCAGGTGAGCTCGAGGAAATGCCGTTCATCCGACGGAATGACCGACCGGACATTCCAGATCGTGCCGGAGCGTGCGTCGCGCATCCGCCAGTCAGTCGTCACATCGCGCGCATCATCATGCGTCGGGATCGTGGCCACGATCGTCAGGCGGCCTTGCAGCCGCCCCGCCATCACGCTCTCGCTGCCGCGCAAATACCGGAAATGCGCCCGCGTCTCGAACACATCCTCCCATCCGGCCTCGGTGCCGCCCATGCCGTCCGCCGTGGCCGTCGGTTTCTGCAAGAAGACGCGCTCCTTGAGTCTTGCCCGCCGCATCACAGCGCCCTGATCCGATACCGCGACAGGAGCGCCTCGACGGCAGGGGTCATCGGCCCACGTTCGTCATTGTCGTGCAGCGCCTCGCCCGCCAGCTTGACGGCCGTGACGATATCCTCCGGGATGGTCGCGAACCCCGCAGTGTAGGTGATCGTCACAGGCAAACCTTCGCCCGTCACGGCCGGCCAGTCGTCCGTTGGCAACAGAAGCGCCGGGCTGTCACCGACCGTCGTGGTGCCGGTGATCGCCGTTCCATCCGCGATGACGCTCGTAATGGATGCCACGCGACCGCCGTAGAGCTCGACCGGAACCTTGCCGGACGGCAGACTTGGCAGCCGCATGATCACCTGCCGCACGGTCAGAAGCCGCTGCAGGTAGCGCTCGACCCAAGCCACCGTCGCAGCTTCGATCTTGGTGATCTTGGTGTCATCGTCCGCGTGCAGGACATTCAATTGCGCCTTCATGTCCGCGAGCGAGACGACGGGCGTGGTCGCCGCCGTCACCGTCACGATCCTGCCGCGCGGGCGATAGACATCCATGATCAGACAGCCTCGGCCACGCCCAGATCGATGAGCCGCGCTGCCTCCGCCGCATCGACTTCGATCACCTCACCCGGCCCCCATGCGATGCCGTCACCCGAATAGGTGCAGGACAGCCGAACTCTTGCCTTCTCTTCCTGAGCTTCTTCCTGAGCGCGATGCGCATTCTTCTGGGTCATCTCGATCTCCTGTCAGCACGCGGCGGCGATGCCGTGAAGCACCACCGCCACAGGGACATGCATCACGACGCAGCGTTGACGAACACGCGGACCTTGTTGGTGTCCACGAGGTTGCCGCCGGTGCGCATCCAGGCCATGAAGCCCACCTGCCCTTTCTTCATGAAGTACGAGTCCGTGAAACGGAACATTTCCAGCGCCATGACATCGCGGATGTAGTAGCCCGAGAAATCGCCGAAGAGGATCGACCGCGCGTTCGCCGCCATGTTCGCCATGTCCTGGTTGATGGTCACGCGCGCCCCCAGAAGCGTATCGGGAATGCCGCCCGGCACGCCCGTCTCGTATCCGGGAACGAAGAGCGGCCGCGACTGGCTGTCCTTCATCTGCCTGATCTTCATCAGCGTATTGTCGTTGAACATCCACCCCGCAGCCCGGCGATAGGCCGGATCGACGGAATGCTGGGTCGCCACGAGGCTGTCGTAGGTGATCGCGGTCACCTGCGACGTGCCGTTGGCCGCAGTCACGCCCACGGTTGCCGCCGTGACGATCCCGTTTGGCTCCGACGAGCCGGTTCCGGTGGTGAACAGCTGGTTGGTGATGCGGCCGATCCGCTCGACCAGACGGTCGCGCACGAAGCCCTCGATGTCCACCTTGCTGTCCTGCAGAAGCGCGATCGGCACCGTGACGACCTTCGACGAAAACGGGTAGGCCGGCAGCCCGACCGTGCCGAAGGAGGGATCGAGGTCGGTGGCCGTCGCGTTCTCTGCGACGATCTCGCCCACTTCGGACGTGCCGTTCGACGTGGGGAACGACAGGAGCCCGACACCGCTCGTGGTAATGATCGTGGCGACCTCGCGCATTCCGCCGAAGGCCTTGAGCGCGTTGATCACGGTCTGCGCCACTTCGGTATCGACGGTGAAGCCGCCTTCCGATCCGACGGACGTCGACATCGCGTTGCGCACATAGGCCCAGTCGTCGGCGTTGAGCGCGTTGTCGCCACCCCGCAGCCATTTGTCGAAGATCGAGGTATCAGCGCCCTTGTCGCGCTTGACGCGATTGGTCGCCTCGATCACCTCGTCGGTGCGGGTGTCCTCGGCCAGTTTGGCATTCGCCGCAACGATGCGCTCGATCCGCGCATCGATGTCGTCGATCTCGGCCATGGTCTCATCGTAGACCGCCTGATCCGTTTCGGCGTTCCAGTCAGTCTTGTTCACCAATTCTTGCAGCGCCTTGGCCTTCGCCGCGCGCTGCTCTCGCAGAGCTTGAAGCGACATGTGTCGTTCCTTTCATGAAAGCCGCAGGTGCGGCGGGTTGATCTGGCGCGGCGCGCCTAGATTCCTCTGATCAGCAGCTCAGCCTTCAGGCGCTGCTGGACGGTCGGACCCGGCGCAACCACCGGCTCCGGCTGTTCGATCTGCGGGACGGCGGCAAAAGCCGACAGGTCCCATTGCGCGGCAGGCCGCTGTGTGTTCTCCGTGATGACCGCATCGGCCAGTCCGGCCGCGACAGCCTCGTCAGCCGCAAACCACGTCTCCGCGCGCATCCGGTCGAGCCATTCCTCCTCTGAGGTCTGACCGCGCCGCGCATAGGTTGCCGCGATCTGGTCGTCGATCTTGGCAAGCAGGTCGGCCGTCGCGCGCATGTCGTCCTCGTTGCCGAGCGCCAGGCCCCAGGCCTTGTGGATCATCATCATTGCGCCCGAGACGATCTCGGTGCGGGCCGCTTCCGCCGCGATGACCGACGCCGCCGAAGCCGCCAAGCTGTCGATCCGCGCCGTGATCGGCTGACCATGCGCCCGCATCGCCGCGACCATTGCCTGCGCGCCGAACACGCTCCCGCCCGGCGAATTGATCCGCAACGTCACCGGCCCACTCGTCGCCGCCAGCGCCTCGATGAACGCGCGCGGGCTGATGCCGCCCCACCAGGACGCCTCGTCGTCATCCGCGGCGATCACGTCATAGAGCCAGATCGTGTCATCCTGCGCGCGGAACTGCCCCTTGTCGCGGTTGGCAAGGCGCATCTTCACATAGGGCGTCATTCGTCTATCTCCTCATCCGGCGCTTCGGTCTCGTCCGGTTTCGGTATGGGCGTCGTCCCGTTCATCTTGCGCGGGAGGTTCAGCTTCTGCCGCACCTCTTCGATCGACATGAAAGCAGGCTCGCCCGCGCGACCGAGGGCCAGGCGCATGGCGCTGAAAAGCTCTGCCGTGTTGGCGCGTTCGAGCTCTGTCGTGTCGAACTCCGCCACCGTGCGCGCCGTGCGGAAAAACTTCCGGTTGATCTCGTTCTGAAAGGCGTTCAGGTGATCCCTCAAGGTGTACCGCACGAACCCCGCGCCCATCGCCTCGATCCCCGTGCCCCAGGAAGACGACTTTTCCTGATGCCCGATCATGAACGGCGGCACGCCATAGATCCGCGCGATCTCCTCCACCTGCCATTTCCGCGTCTCAAGCAACTGCATTTCTTCAAGCGGCATGGTCAGCGCGTGCACTTTCAACCCGCCTTCCAGGATGATCGGCTTGCCCGCGTTGATCGGCCCCTTGTGCTCGTCCATCTGTTGCCGCAGCCGCTCGAACTGGTCGTCGGACAGCGCCTTGTCCGTCTCCAGGACGTAATCCGGGCGGCCCATGTTCCGCAGGAACGATGCCGAGAAGTCCTGCGCATTGATGGCCAGTCGCCCGGCGCTGCGCAGCGCATATCGCAGCGGCGACATGCCCCGCAGACCATTGAAGCCGAAACCAGGCACATGCAGCACATCGTCTTGGTCGAGGACCCGAATGCGGCTGGCCTCCGACGATGGCGCCTCGATCGTCCGATCCGGCTGGACCTCGTAGACGAGCCGCATGCCGTCCGGCGAGGCGATCACGCGCACCCTGTCGGGGTGAAGCGGCACGATGTAGCGGACAGCACCGGCGCGGGTGCGCACGATCTCCGCGAATGCGTCACCGTGCAGCAGGCGCGAGCCAGCGAGGAAAGACCAGCCCGCCGCTGCCGTCCAGCGCGGCGCGAATTCCTCGTTGAGCACCCACCAGAGCGGAGACACCGTGTCCCGCGTCCGGTCGAGATCGATGTCCTGCCGATAGATGTGCATCGGCAAGGCGGAAATCGCCCCGGCGATCAGCGTCACGCAACCATAGACCGCCGAGACCGACAGCGCCTCGCGCTCGGTCGGCGCGCCATGGGACGTGCCGACAAACGCCTCCCAGACGCCATCGCCCTTGCGCACCTGCGCGCTGTCTACCGCCTGATCCCTTGGCCCGAACAGCCGATGCCACATGGCCTTCAGCATCACGCAAGCACCCGGATACGCGGAGCCGTCCCAGCCGGTGCTTCCGGATTCCGCTTCATCAGCATGAAAGCGTCGAAGGCCGCGACGAGCGGGTCGATCTTCGCTTTCCCCGCCGTCTCCTTGGTGATCATGACCGCGCTTCCCCGCTGTTCGGTTTTCGCATTGCCCAAGACCCAGGCCATCATCGGGCGGCCTGCATGAACCAGCGTGCCATCCTTGAGCTTGCGCTCCATGCCCCAGATTGCAGGCGACAGCCGCGCGCCTTGGCCGATCGCGACAAGCTGCTCGTCGCCGAGGCCCCGGAACGCCAGCTCATCCACGATCGCGCTGACGCCGTAGGGATCGAGGCCGACTGCGTGTTCGTCAGGCAGAAGCCCGGCACGCAGCAGGCGCTCGACCACATCCGCCACTCCCACCACGTCGCCGGTCTTGTCGTCGTGACCGAGGATCGTCAGATCGCCGTCCTTCTCGAACTGGCGCAGGAGCCCCGCAATCTCCTTGCGCTGGTCGAGGACTTCAGGGTGCGCCCAGGCATGTGTCCACAAGAGCCAGCGGCGCGTCTCCCTCTCACGGCCGATGACGGCCAAGCCGAGGAGGTCGTCGAGCCCGCCGCCGTCGATACCGACCGTCGCCACCTCCGACCGCTCCATGAGCGCACCGAGGTCGGCCAGCTTGGCGTCGACAGCGGCCTCCCAGAAGGTCGCGCCGATCCAGCTCGTCGCCCGGAGGCCGACGCCGACCTCGATGTTGAGGTGCTGCGTGGCCCAGGCGACGGCTTCGGCCTGACCGTCGGCCTTGGCGCGCTCGTAACCGTCGCGCATGCCATCGATGGTCAAGGGGCACCCGAGAGAGGGTGTCACCATGTGCCAAAGGCTGACATCCGCCCAGTCTTGCGTCTTGCTGCGCTGGATCGCCTCTGGGAATTCATAGAGGACCGGCAAGAGCCGAACCCGCTCCGTGATCTTTCCGTCCCGGACGCCGCGCGCATAGTCGAGCTCCGAGCGGAACACACCCTGCGGCGGATGGTCCGACTGCGTCGTGATCATCACCAGAAGCGATTCCGGAAACGGCAACATGCCGCCTCTGATCTGCCGAATGACATCTGCCGCGTAGGGCACCGATCCCAGCACATGCACCTCGTCGATGAGCGCGAAGATCGGCTTCGAGCCGGTCAGGACATCCATGCCGAACGTGCGGATCATCAGCCGCGCGCCGGTGACACGGCAACGGATGGTCTTCCTGTGGTCCTGCACGTGGAATCGCTTCTGCAGGAAGCCTTCGGGGTCCGCCTCGATCATGCCGCGCGCCTGCTCATAGGCCACGTCGCTGATTTTCTGCGTCGGGCCGATGATCAGGAGGTCCGCGTTGCGGCGCCTGTTGAGCAGCATGAACGTCAGGGCCATCGCCGCCGAAACGGTCGTCTTGCCGTTCTTCTTCGGCACCAGGATGAAAATCTCGCCCACCTGGCGCGCCTCATGACCTGCGGCGTCCGTCCGCATCGACCCAAAGGCCGCGCGAACGATGTCCCGCGTCCACTCCGCGCCTGCCTCCCCGATGGACGGCTGGCCGATCACGTCCGGCAGGCGGAGCTTGTTGAAGATGCGCACCGCCCGCTCCGCCGCCTCGTCGTCGAGCGGCAAGGCAGCAATGGGCGTCTCCCCACGGGACAGCTTCTCGGCCCAGTCCGGACAGGCAAACTCGAAGGTCATCTTAGTTGATCAGCTCGCCCCAGCTTGCCGGAGGCGTCCTAGCATCGCTGGCCAACTGTTCCTTCTTGCCGCGCGGCGCTGCGGGCTTGCGCTTGTCCAGCACCGATGGCGCGACCGCAGCCTTGGTGATTGCGAGAACTTCCTTCGTCGCGCCGACATGGCCTTCCTGCATCTTCCGCACGAGCGCCTGCATCGCGATCCCCTCCATGAACAGCGCTCCATGTTCGAGCTCACGGGAAAAATGCTTGCGCAGCGTCTTCTCGTCGCAGCCCATGAAGACAGCGATCTGCGCCTGCGTCCATTCGCGCGCCCTTAGAATCATGACAAGCATCTGATTTTCTTTGTTTTTTGCGTATGCCGGTCGCCCGCGAGGATCGCGGATCGGCTGCTTGGGTTGGCCGAACAGGTCAAGGTCGACCGTATCGGCCTCAGGAACTGCCTCAGCCAAGAAAAAAACCTCCGAATGAGTGCCAGCCCGGTCTAACGCGCCGGGGCCTCCAGACTTTCGCACCCCCCCCTTCCCGCCCGGGTCGGGTCAGCCTAGGGCGCCGGTCGCCTCGACCCGCTGCTTGCGCCGGTCGTGACACGGCTTGCAGAGGCACTGAAGGTTCGCGGCATCCCAGAACAGCCGCTCGTCGCCGCGATGCGGGACGACATGATCGGCCACCAACTGCGACGTATCCGCTTCGAGCCTTCCGCATCCCGGCCACTGGCAGGTGAACCTGTCACGAACCAGGATCGACCAGCGCAGCCGCTGCCAGCGCGCCGTCTTGTACCAGTCCCGGCCCGCGTTGCGACTGGCGCGCTCCCGATGCTGGTCGGTGTCGAGGTAGCGCACCCGGTGCCGAAGCGGTTGCAGAGAAGGGGCGAGGCGCTTGAGCTTTGCCATGGGTCTCCGGAACGACAGCGCCCGGTCAGGGTCTCCCCCGCCGGGCGCATCTCTGGATCATGGCGTCTGTTGAAAGTTCGGCTCGTCCGTTTGTCAATACCCTAAATTGCTAGGTCACGTCATGCAGCCGGTCGAGCGCGCGCTTCAGCTCGTCGTGCAGCACTGCCAGACCAGAGCCACGCGGGTGCCAGCCATGCATCCGCAGGATGCGGCCTAGGGTCCACCCCTTGATGCAGACGCCATCGACGAGCCGCCGCACCGGCACGGCGCGGCGCTTGCCTTCGGCGCCATCCGGCTCCATCGCCACACCGTTGCCGATGGCGGCCTGCATGCGCGCCAGCCTCTTCGACCGGGCAATCACACCCTCGATCCAGTCGCGGTTCTGGCCCTGGCCCTGCACACGCCCTTCCGGCGACGTACAGCGCAGCCCTTGGGAGGCACAGCGCTCGGCCAGCGCCGCATAGGCCCGGCCCGCCTCGACCTGCGCCACGGTAAAGAGCGCGCCCTTGCCCCCGGCCCGCTTGTGCTGAAGCGCCATGACATCGAACGCATCCGCCTGCCTGACCGGATGGAACCCGTCCTGCGTGGCGCGGCGGGTGCGGGGCCCAGAAGGCGTCTGCACCGTCTCGAACTGCGGCGCCACCAGCTGCGGCCCGCGCGCCGGGGCGGGGATGATGTTCGGGCTTGCCGTCCTGGGCGGCGCAGCCTGCGCCTTGACCGCCTCGACGGCCGCGTCCTCGGCCGCCAGCCAGTCAGCCACCACGTTGCCCGCTCGTCTTGCCGTCATTTTGCCTGCCTTTCTCTATATGTTGTGTGTTCCGTCACGCTTGCCGCAGTATCTTGGATTACGCATCTGCCGAACCTCCCGCAGATTGGAGTACCTCCCGCACTACCTCCCTTTTGCGACTGCCCTGCAATTTCCATAAACCTTTGTTTTTAAATCATTATCTTGAATAAGAGGGAGGTCAGGGAGCATAGGGAGTGAAATTGAAGGGTAACGCGTAAAACAGAGTCACTACCCCCTGACCCCGGACATCACGCGCGCGCGCATTACCTGTCGAATTTGCTCCCTATGGTCCCCATGCTCCCAAAAGCGGGCCAAGTCCTTGATTTGTCTATGCCAGCCCCCCTGACCCCGAGGCCGACATCCTCCCACCGATGGCTGAGACTACCGTCCGAAACTCCCTCACAGAGACCGAAAATGGGGTGCGGGGCAGGCCATCAGAAATCATGCTGATCATCGCCCGCACCGCTCGCAGCGCTCCCAGTTGATGTCGCGACGCCACGCTTCCATTTCCCGGCCGCCACCGCGTCATCCATCCGCCGTCGGAAGACATCGGTGAGTGCGATGCCCTGATATCCAGCGACGGACCGCTTGGCGGCCATGAAGGTCAGCCCTGTGCGTGGATCGCGCCATCGCTCGGCCTTGTCCTTCAGGCGCAGCTGAAACTGTCGCCCGGTCCATTGCGAGCTGCCAAGTTCGGCCTGGTAGAAGTTGAAGGCGTCGGTCAGATCGCTCGATCTGGTGAATGTGCCGGCGTCCCCTCTTACCTCGCAGCATGCATCGAGGAAGATGCCGATCGGGTCGTTCTCCTCGCGATAGGCTTGGGTCGCCTCGGCCACCGCCTTCGGCACCTGCAGGCCATTTTCGAGATAGCTGATCAGCCCATCGATCATCCAGTTGAGGATGCCCGCCGCCTCGGCCTTGTAGAGCTTCTCGCCGAAGTGGATGTCGCGCTCCTTCTCCGGAATCTGTTCCTTGAACGGCACCATGAGCACGCGCCGCCAGATGCCGTCGTCGGTACCCCGGATTTCCGGTTTGTGGTTGCCGGAAATGAACAGCTTGAAGACCGGCCTGACCTCGATGAAGTCAGAATGTAGCGCGCGGATCAGCATGGCTTCGCCGCCCGTCATTTCCTTGATCAGTCCTTCCTTCAACCGCTCGCCTTGTTCTGGCTCCGACGCGCGCACCATGCGGGCGCCCATCAGGGGTATCAGGTCCGGAGTGGCATCGGCTCCGCCACGCTTTGTCTGACCAGTCAGGGTTTCGATCTTCGCCGTGGCGGAATAGTCACCGAGGATTTTGGCCATCAGGTCGATCAGGGAGGACTTGCCGTTCGCGCCGTGGCCGTAAAGGAACCAGATGCGCTGTTCCATCCGGGCCGTCATGGCGAGACCGAAGGACCGCTGCAGGAAGCGCCTGATCTCCGCATCCGGCATGATCCGCTGCATGAACGCCTCGAAACGCGGCGCCTGCGCATGTGGATCATATGCGACCGTCATGCATTTGGTCAGCCGATCAGCCCTGTCATGGCGATGAAGCACAAACGACGCGACCCGCGTATCGCCCTCCCCGGTCGGCTCGCTGACGGAAAACTTGAGCGTGCCTGTCAGTGTGTTGACCGCCAGCGGGTCGGAATCGAGAGCTTCGACCTGTTGCGCCAGGCCGATGGCCGCTTCGGTCTTCATGGCGTCGATCTTGCCGGTGTTGCCTGTAGACTTGGCAAAACGCCGGTATTCCCCCTTTCGGCGCAAGACCTCTTTCTTGAGAGCCTCGCCCGCACGGACCTTGGCCCACAGCTTGTCCAGCTCGGCATCCTGCTCGGGCGTCCGCGTTTGCGCCTCCAGACCCTTTGCCGCTGCGATCGCCGCAGGCAGTTCGTCCAGGCGCTTCTTTTCCCATGGCTCGACTGCCATGTGCTCGATTTCGCGCAGCATCAGCTCGCTGACCTTCTGTGCCTTGCCCCGCACGACCAGCTCGTCGGAATCCTTGGCCCATCGGCAGCCGTCCCATGCGAACCAACCCACGCGCGGCACGAACATGACGTCCTCGCCGAAATACGTGCAGAAGCGCTTGCCGTTCCCGATGTCATTAAGCGGGAAGGCCGCCGCCTCGATGTGGCGATCAAGATCAACGCCCTCTGGCGGGTCTCTCGGCGGACCTTCCGGGGGCTCGACATCGGGCCCCCATCCGTCGCCAATGTCAGGCCCCGGGTCACCACCCTCATCGGGGAAGTCATCCGCCGACGGCACGCCGCCCATGTCGACATCCTCGGGCGCGGCCATCACACGGCGGACCTGATCGAGCGGATCGCTCATCGCAGCACCCATCCCAGAACGGGGCTCACGCGGTCGGCCACACCCAGCCGCCACATCAGGCCGCGGACCTTCTGCACGTCGGCCTTCCATTCGGGGTCGTCCATCAGCTCGGGTCGATGGTGCCGCGCCCAGAGTATCGCATCGAGCTTGTCGCAAAGCCGCAGCATGTCGCGGTCGCGGTCGTCCATCGAGACGGGCGGCAACTGCATCTCGGCCATTGCCTCCGCCTCGATCCGGTCCAGCGCGGCCTTGAGGTCCGGGTTGCGGTCCTTGACCGGATTGGGCACATCGCCCACGGCGGCCTCGCCCATATCGTGAATGATCGCCGCGCGGTGCAGCGCATGCTCGCGCGGAAAGAGGATCAGCGCCAGCAGCGCGACCCGGCCCTGATGGGCGGCAATGGGATCATGCGTGTCGGCAAGGTGGGCATGACGGTGCCAGCGACGGGTGAACGTCGCCTCCCAGGCGGCAATGATGCTCATCTGCGGTCCTTCTCCTTGCCCTTGGCACGCAGGCTGTGCTGGATCGAGACAGCCCGCCGCTGCGCGTGGCGCGCCTCGTCCTCGGTCATGTGACGACCGGACGCCGACCATCTGGCCGAGGACGGCACTTCCTTGGCCGACAGGCGCCGAAAGGGATCGCGATCCTCACGCCGCATCGCTCACCTCCTCCATGATCAGGTCGTTCAGGTCGCGTCCTTCGCCCGCGTGGACGATGCTGATGCGCTCCAGACGGCGCGACATGGCTTTCGCCCGCCGCAGCCCCGCCAGGAGCTTGGCCCGCGTGAGGCGCGGCTCGGAATCCCCGTCCTGCACGAAGATGAGCCACCGGACCCAGGGCGGCGGCAGGAAGGCGTCCTTGTCGTGCAGGTCGGGGATTCCGGCAAACCTTCCGCCGTCGCCGCGGATGATGCGCTGGCCCGACATGTTGCCCAGATCGACCCCGGCCCAATAGGCCGCCGCCGGATAGGCGTCCGCCGCGCGAGCCGTCAGTGTCGTCTCGATCCCCTCGCCCATCACCAGCGTGTCGAACGCATCGCCGCGCACATGCGTCAGGCGGATCGCGGTGCCCTTCTTGGACCCCCAAATCTTCTTCGCGGGCATGATCTCGCCGTTGTGGACGATCTTCGCCTTGCCTTTGGCACGGGTAAGGTCGAGCCAGGTCCGATGCACGGCGGTCAGCCGACCGTCGCTGCCGAGACATCCCGCGACCATGGCGGGGCCGCGATGGATTTCGATCCAGTCCCGGCCAGCCGCGGAGGGGACCATGTAGGGCAGCGCAGGATGAAACCGCAGCGCGTCCGGCGGCGCATCCGCGATCCAGTCGGGCAGTCCGCGCAGGCGCAGGTAATGGCCGACCGCCGTCCCGGCGGCGGGTCGGCAGGAATTCCAGATGGCGCGCGCCTGGGCGATGGCACGGGCGCGGGCCTTCTCGGAGGAGGCCAGACGCGCAGCCTCCTTCCGCGCAGCCTCGGCCTTGCGCCGCGCCGCCTCGACCGGATCGAGATCGACGCCAGCCTCGCCCATCAGCCAGGCGAGCGCCGCCTTGAAGTCGCAGGACAGGACATGACGGATCAGGCCGATCCCGTCGCCGCCGCCGCAGTGGCGGCAGTTCCAGGCGCCCTTGTCCGGATTGATCCCGAACCGATCCCGCCCGCCGCAGACCGGGCACGGCCCGACCCATTCCCGCCCCGCGCGCTTGAGGTCGGAGAGCCCGAGCCGATCCGCGATGTCCATGATCGGCACCAGCTTGGCTTCGGCAAGAAGGGGATCGTCACGCATCACGCCGCCTCCGCTCCGCCATGCGCTGCCGGTGCTCGGCGGCGACCGGATCGTCATGTTCGTCGAGTGCCGCCTCGGCCGCATCATCCGCACCGGCACGATGGACCGCCTCGGCCCGCGCCTTGATCCGCGCGACGACATCGGCCAGGGGTTGCCAACGGGTTTCGTCCGACCAGTGTTTCATGACCAATCCTTCATCGGCCACGGTTTCCTGAAGTTGTCGACATACTCTCTGGCGGCGTTAAACTGGTACGAACGCACAAGCCGGGCACACTCAGACGCGATTTGCCAATCCGGTGATTGGCTGAAGTGGACGAGATCTACGATCTCGCCTGCTACCGCCAAGTCGGCAGACAAGACCCCCTCAAAATCGATGGCGTCCAGCTTCCCACAGACGGCCTTCAATTTTTGCCAGTAGACTTCTTCGATACCAAACATCAGGTCGTTCAGATGGCGCTTACCCTCAAAGGCTTTCGGGTGACAAAGCATCGCAAGCGCTCTGATATATGTGCACAGAGAAGCGAATTCGGCTCTATTCTTCATGCCGCCACCCCGAGATTGGCGGCAAGGCCTTCCGACTGTTTGGCGAAGTACCCCCCGATGGTCGTTCGCAGATAGAACTCCGGATCGCCCAGGGTTGCCGCCCTTTCCCCGCACAGCCCGCACAGGCGCGAGGCCGCGGCGATCACGGGGCCGAGGTCATCGGATTCCGTCAGATCGGCAGGTGCGGCCTCCTGTGCGTGCACGTGCAGCAGCTGCCGCAACCGCTCGAACAGGATCGCCTTTGCGCGGCTGCCATGATGCAGCGCGACAAAGGCGACCGATGTCGACAGGATCGCGCGGCGGAGCTGCGGCCTGCGGTCACTCATGATCACCCTCGCCGAACGACCGCCTCACCTTGTAACCATCGCCGGTGACCGCCGCGGACAGGGCCCACCCCATCGCCGCCGCCCCCTCGCGCGAAACAAGCTGCGCGCGGGCACGCTGAGCGACGGCCTCTCCATCAAGACCGGCCAGCGCGCAGACCTCATGGAAATCCGGCGAGCCGATCCAGCTCGGCCGCACATCGGGGCGCCTGCCGCGGCGAAGCGCCGCGGGCTTGGCGTCCCAGGCCTCGCGCAGGTCGAGGTCCTTGCAATAGGCATCGCACACCTCGATGAGCGCCAGCCGCAGACACTCGCTCCACATGCGCTGGCAGCGCACGCCATCGGCCGGATCGTTCCGCGTCCACCATTCCTCCGGCCAGGGCGCGCGATCGGGCTCCACATCCCGCAGACGCAGGAGCGCGGCCCGCAACGCCGGACCCCGCAACGGCGGCTCGTCACGGGGCTCGGCAGGCTCGGCGATCGACGCCCCCGCGCGCTTCGGCGGAGGCATGACAGCATCGAGCGCGGCAAGGATGCCCCGCTGCCTGGCGACCGGCGGGGCCGCCAAGCTGACCCGTTCAAGAGCGTCGAGAAGACCCGTCATCTGCCGCCCTCTGCCGCCACCCAGCGCTCCATCTGCGCCTGCAGCGCCTCGGCGAAGATCGCCGCGTGCGATTTCGTGCGCAGGTCGGGGTCGGCATCGGCCGATAGCCGCAGCAGATGCACGCCGTGATCGAGCCGGGCCGGAGGATGCGCGTCCAGAAACGCCACGAGATCACGTTTCTGCGCGCGCGGCACTTTCTGCAGCACCGTGATCAGCGCGCGCAGGAAGGGATATTGCCAGACGAACAGGTCTCCACTTGACGAGCACCGATTGATCGCGGAGAGCGACAGGGTCAGAAGGTTCGCACGCCCAAGCTCGACCTGGTGGCGGATATAGGCCACGCAATAGACCTCGCCCGGTCGCTTGTCGCCGCCTGAGGGTGTATAGGGCACCAACCTGGCTCCGGCATTCTCGACCGCGGCCTTGGCGGCCAGCGCCCATGGCTCGCCTGCCTGCAGCGCGGCCTTGTAGACATGGCCCGGATTGACCGCGGTCACCACGCCGTTGACCGCCGCAAAGGCGCGCGCCTGCGCGCTCTCGTCCAGGTCTATGACCATGCAGGGCACTTCGGACAGGCCAACCAGCTTGGCGGCATGCGTCCTGTGCTGGCCGTCGATGATGGCGAACCGCTCGCCCACCGGCGCGACCAGCACCGGCGAGAAATGCGACCAGGTGAAGGCCGCGGCGATCTTCTCGATCTGCCGCCAGCTCGCGGCCTTGAGCGGGCGCTGATAATCCTCGTCGATCACGAGGTCCGCGATCCGCAGCCATTGCAGCTCGGGCTTGGCTTCGATCCCGCGAGGCCGCACCTCCCGGTCGCCGATGTCGATCGTGCGATAGGTCATCTGCGCCACCAGCCCCGCGGCATCGTGCCGTTCCGACAGCCGGTTGGATCGTGCTTGTCGGCCTGCGCATCGACGTGGCGCAGCGTGGCGATCACCGCGTTGCGCGTGCGACCGATGCGCCGGGCGATCTGGCCGTAGGTCATCCCGTCGTGATCGCGCATCTCCAGCGCTTCGAGGATCGCCTCCTCGGGCCAGCCCTTGCGCTGCGGAACGGACGCGCTCATGCCTGCGCCTCAATCACGTCGGCGACGGCCCGCAGCGTCATGTGCGCCAAGGGCAAGGCCGCGATGACAGGCAATCGCTGGATCGGCTTGTTCATGACCGCACCTCCTGCTGGCGATGATTGATCGGATCGAAGCGGTCGCCGCCGGGAGGAGGATGACGGCGACCGCCGGCACCGGCTGCGGAGAGGAGGACAGCCGGAACAAAAAGAAAAAGCCCCGGCGGCGACATGCGCGACATCCGCCGGGGAGGTGGCTGCGGCAGTGCTGCAGCATCCAGGGAGAGACCTTGCCGGGCCGGTCATGACAGGCCCTCGCGAAAGACGACAATCACGCCCCGCTCGTGCTCTTCGACGGTGACGACCTCCGGCACGGCGACGTAACCCGCCGGAGGAATGACCATCATCATGTCGGGCGCGAGACCGCCCCCCTGCATGATCACGACGCGGACGGTGAAGCCCTGCGTCATGTCGCGGTGAAAGTCGGCGGGGAAATCGTGGGCATCGGTCAGCCCGTTGCGAAAGATGACCTCGCGGCCCGTCCACTCGATCGACGCGCCGCCGAAGGTGTAGGTCTCCGCCGACACGGGCATCGCCATCAGGGCCAGGACTGCCGCAAGCCGGATCATCCGCGCCCCCCGTCCAGCCGCCGGAAGAATTTTTCCGCCTTTCGGGTCAGCGCGAGATAGGACCGCAGCGCCCGCGCGGCGCGAGCCTCGTACCAGCGGGCCGCGATATAGGTCAGCGCCCGCATCCGCGCCCCTCCACCAGTCCGAAGACGACCTCGGCCCCGGCAATCGCCATGACCGCCGTCACGTAGCGCAGGCTCGCGTCATGTTCGCAGCGCAGCCAGTTGCGCACCTGCCGCGGCGATACATCGAGCACGCGCGCCGCCTTCACCGCGAGATCGCCCTCCGAACGCGACGGGAACGCCCGCCAGAGCAGCGCCGCGAACCACCGGCGCGAGGCCGTGGCGTGATCTGCCGAATTGGCAGGATTTTTCATGCGTTTCGCTCCATCCTGGTCCTGTGCAGGGAATGTCGATGAAGCGAGGAAAGGATGACGGGGGGTCGCGGTCATGCGGCCCCCCGCTCATGTTCGGTTATCCTCGGGGTGCGAATCAGAAACACCGAACGCGAGAGGATACCAATGGAAGACGTCCACGAAGACATCGCCATGATGACCGAAGCGCAGGCATCACCTGCTGTGCGGGAACAGGCCATGCGCAACCTGCAGACGGCTTGGTACGAAAAGCACATGGCCACCATGCTGATGATGCGGCTCGTGATCGCCACGCTGCCGCCCCAGCAGGCAAACGCCATGCGCCGCCAGCTCGACGAGATCGCCGACGGGCTGGACGACGACGAGCTGTTCCATGCAGCCGAAATGGTGCGAGGCTTCAGCAGAGGATAGCGGCGCTCACGCATCCTGCTTCACCACCTCGGCCCGCAGCCGTTCGACTGCCTGCTCAAAACGCGCGGCGGCGCGGTGAAGCTGCGCCGCAAGCAGGGCTTTGCGCTCGTCAACGCTCATGCTGCATCCTCTGCAATAAGGGTGGTGGGGTGATCGGCCAGCAGGCGCGCGACGGCGTCATTGACGGCCCGCCAGCTCTTGAGGTTCGGCTGCGTCTCTTCCCGTTTCCAGCGATCCCACGTCGACCGCGCCAGGCCCGCCTCCACGCACATCGCGGACACGCTCTGCCCCGCGGCCTTCAGCCGCGCCTCGATACGGTCGATCTCGGGTCGAAAGACTGTGTTCGCAGGAGTACTGCCACCACGGTTTTCCCATATGTCGAGCAAAGTCAGCATCGCAACCGCCTCCGGGATCGGCAGACTGCGGTCGACCAAACCAGCAGCGATCTTTTCGCGCGTCCAGTTCGGACGATCAGCGGTCGCGCTCATGCGGCATCCTCCGCAAGCGGCGTGGTGGGATGATCGGCGCTGTGCGCGGGATTGTTCGAAACCTTGTCTTCGGAGAACGAAAACAACTCCTTGGGACAAGGAACGCCCCTCTCGTCGCACATCGTCGAGAGCACCAGGTACCATCGCGCCGGAAACGTACCGTCGACGGCAGCGTTGCTGATGGCGGTCTTACTGACGCCAAGCCTCTGCGCCATGTTGCGGCGACCCAACGCGTCACAGATGTCGGATGCAGTGATCATGATGCCTTGCTGTAATCCATTTTTCATGGATCGACAAGGTCCATCACTCAGAAATTCACAAATTATGGACCTTGGCTATGGTAAGGTCATGAATATTGATGAAAAAACCCGCCTCGCACTTCAGGCAGACATGAGCCTCAAGGCCTGCTCGATCAGGCTCCACGCCGCAAGGCTGGTGACCGGCATGATGCAACAGGAGTTCGCCCAGGCTGCCGGGGTCAAGAAGACCACCTATGCAAACATGGAAACCGGACGCTCGTTCCCTTCACGGGAGGTCATGCGGTATCTGTACCGAGCCCATCGGATCGACTTCAACTTCATCCTGCACGGGGATTTCGCTCAGCTACCGGCGGACGTTCAGCAGGGTCTTTTCGATGCCTTGCCAGGCGCAGCGTATGAGTGGGATCGAAGAGAAAATTCAAGTTCATCCCACACCGCCGCGCGAGCCAAGCCACAATGATCAGGACTGTCACATTCATCAACACCTCATGTTCTTGCATCGGCCATGAAGGCCCTGCGCACACCGCAAAGTTGCGTTAACCATTTTGCATTGCAACCGGAGACATCAGGCCATGCACATCGTCACAAAACTGTTTCCGATCATGGTCCTTGCCGGATGTGCAACAGAACTGTCAGTGCCCGTAACCGGCTTTATCGGCAACGAACCTGCGATTGGGCAGACGACGGCACGACTGAGCGGACAGGGCGATTTCACGGCAAGTACGCTCGATGGTCTGGTCTGTTCCGGCACCTACGACTCTCTGGACACCAGCCCCTCGATAACTATTCCGGCCACCTGCAACGATGGGCGTACCGGCACCCTGATCGTTGCGCGCAACACAATGACGGGCGGCGGGACCGCTATCGGTCGGCTAAGCGACGGGACCGAGGCGCGATTTGTTTACGGCAACCTTACGTTCGAGCAAGCGTTTGGCGGTGCGACGGCATCCCAGACCATGCCTTATCCCGGCACGCAGTGAAGCACCAGAACCTGAGATCGCTATGGAAGTCTGGATATTCATATGGCTAGCCTTCGGTGTCGTCACTGCGGTCGCGGCAGGAGCACGCGGACACAGCGCCGTTCTCTGGGGCGTCCTGGGCTGTATCTTCGGCGTATTCGCCCTCCTTGCCGTTTTGGTCATCAAGCCGGGACGCGGCGCGTAGGCGTCGCAAACAAGACCCCCGCATCGCAGCTTGATTCTACGGCGAGCGCAAGGGTCGATCCATAATTTATGAACATTTTTGTTGACGGTTCATTTTTTATGGACTAAATGCGGTCTCCATCGACCCCGCCGATGGAGAGCACACTGATGAAACCCTTCCACCTCGCCACGGCCGCCGCGTTCACGCTGGCGGCCTGTGCGGCCGACCCCGCGACCGTGGCCCCGGCCTATGTCAGCCCTGTCGCTTATGCAGGCCTCGACTGCCGCGCCCTCGCCGCCGAGGCCACGCGCCTCAACGCCAGGATCGCCACCGTCACCGGCCAGCAGCAGGACGCCGCCGCCGCCGACGCTGCCAATGCCTTTGTCGCTGCCTTCATCTTCTGGCCCGCGCTGTTCCTGATCGGCAACGACGACCAGAGCCCCGAACTGGCCCGCCTGCGCGGCGAGGCCGAGGCGCTGCAAGCCGCCGCCACCGCGCGGGGGTGCTGAGATGGCCGACATCCTGACCAGCGCTCGGACGCTCCCTCTGACACGCGACCAGGTCGCCGACCGCGTGCGCGCCGTCATCCGCACCGAGATGAAGATGGACATGCCGGTCGACCGGATGACCGAAACCGCCTCGCTGACCGACGACCTCGGTCTCGACTCGCTCGACATCGTCGCATGCGTCATCGACCTTGAGACGAGCTTCGACATCGAACTGACCGATGCGGCCATGGCAACCATCGTCACCCTTGGCGATGCAACCGACGCCGTGATCGCCGCTCTGGCCTCCGCCGGTCGCCCGGTTGCCGAGGGGGTGGCGTGATGGAAGCCCTTATGGACACTCGGGTTCGCGCCTATCGGCTGATGCAGTACATGGAACAGGCGTTGGATTTCTATGGCCAGCGCGCTCAGTTTGCGCAGGCTTTCACGCTGCACATGGCTCTGTGTGAGCTCGAACGCGGCGGTGACATGAGCATGATCAAGGATTTGCTGCAAGAGTTTGACCTTGAAGACGATGAGTTCACAATTTTCTTGTTCGACGAATCTGACGACGAACGCGAGATCGACGTTGAAGATTCGGAGGATGACTCCAATCCTGAGGGGGTGGCGTGATGGTCGGCATCCTCACCCCCCGCCCGGCGATGGAGATGGCCGAGGAATGCGCGGCCATGACCGCCGCCCATGAACTTGCCACGGCGCTGCGTCTGGCCTTCTACGCAGCCGACGAGGCGCCCCAGCTGTCCCTGCGCGCCCGCAAGCAGGCGAGCGATGCCTTCGACAGGCTGCTCGATGCCTACGGGCTGCAGGTCGTGCCGCGCCCCGTGCCGATCGACGCCAGCGATGCCGCGAGGTCGGTCGCATGACCCGCCTGACCGCACCCCCGCCTTATGACATGGCCGACGCGATGCGCACGCTCACCGACCCGGCCGCCCATCGCGGCCACCCGGCAATTCGCCAATCGCACTGGTGCTTTCTCAAGGAGGCGCGCGGCCAGACCGTCGATCTCGACCGCCTGCACCAGATGCACCGTCTCCTGCCGCCCGCCCCGCGCCAGATGACGCTGGTCGAGCAGATCGACGCCGCCCGCGCGCGCGTCATCCCCCGCATCCGCGCACGCCGCGCCCAGATCGAGGACACGCCATGACCTTCACGACCGGCTTGATGCTGCTGACATGGGTCGGCGCGGGCTTTATGGCGGCGGGCGCGTTCATGGTCATGCTCGCCGTAGTGATTGCTGTCATCGCCGGGTCGTTTGGCTGGGTTGTGGATCTGTTCGAATGACCGCGCGCCGCCAAGGGAACGTCGTCGCAGACATCAAGCGCGCGGTGAACCCCGACGACTACGACTTGCTGACGGCCGAGGGGAGAGCAGACAATGTGATTGACAGGGCGCGCCATGGCTGACGCGCTCAAGGTGCTCATCGGATGCGAGACCTCGGGCCGGATGCGCCGCGCCTTTGCCGCCCGTGGTTATGACGTCTGGTCCGTGGACCTGCTTCCGGCCGAAGACGGCAGCAACCGCCACATCGTCGGCGATGTGCGCGATCACCTGCACGACGGATGGGACTTGCTGGCCGTGATGCATCCGCCCTGCACCCGCCTCTGCAATTCCGGGGTGCGGTGGCTGCACGTCCCGCCGCCGGGGCGCACCCGCGCCCAGATGTGGGCCGAACTCGACGCAGGCGCGGTGCTCTTCGCCGCTTGCTGGCAGGCCCCGATTGCGCGCGTGGCCATCGAGAACCCCGTGATGCACAAGCACGCCCGCGCGCGCCTGCCCTCCGATCTCCCCCGTCCGCAGATCGTGCAGCCGTGGTGGTTCGGCGATCCGTTCTTCAAGGCGACCGGCTTCTACCTGCGCGGTCTGCCCGATCTGGTGCCGACGAACAGGCTGACCCCTCCCAAGCCCGGCACAGACGAGCACAAGGCCTGGTCTGCGGTGCATCGCGCCTCGCCCGGCCCCGACCGCTGGAAGCAGCGCAGCCGCACATTCCCCGGCTTGGCCGAAGCCGCCGCCGATCAATGGGGAGGATGGGCTGCTGCGGAGAAGGAGAGACACGCATGAGCACGAGTTGGGAGCGCCTGTCGCGCGCCAAGCAGCGCGATTTGCACGACGCGGCAAAGACCCTCGTGAGTGGCAGCATCATCGAGGACGCCGCCGCGCGCTTTCTGGCCATGGTGATCTGCGAAGCCGCCGCCAACGCGCGAAACGCTGAGCGCGGCAAATGGCTGGACGCGATTTCCGAGTATTTCGACGGGCCGACAGCGGAAGCCGTGCGCGCATACGCCGAAGATGGCGGCACGAAGATGGAGATGAATGATGACACATGACCCCGGCTTTCCCCGCCGCCATTTGACGGCGCGCAACCGCCGCTATCCTGAGGGCGGCTGGGTGCCCGTCGCCGTCATCGTTGCGGCGCTGCTTTGGACGGCGCTCGCCGCGTGGGTGCTGATGTGATCCGTGACGCTCTCTCCGTCGCCGCGTTGTTCGTCATGCTCTACGGCGCGCTCCTCATTCGCGGGTGATGGGAGCCAAGATGATGACTGACGCTCGCTCTCGTGGAAGCCGAGGTCGCGATCCTGAAAGGAGACAGGAAATGACGCCGCTTGAAGCCTACCTCCGGGGGCTGGAGGACGCAGAGAAGCTGGCAGCGTCGGTCGCTGGTGATCCGCGAATGTATAGCTCCGAATGGCGACGCGGTGCCGGTCAGGTTCAAGCCGCCATCCGCGCCCGCGCCGAAGCCATTGCCACCCACCCGTCTCTGATGGAAGTGTCGCCGTGCGATAATCGCAAACTCAGAAAGGAGTGGACAACGTGAACCTGACCGCGCTTCTGGCCCGCTGGGCCACCGACAAGGGCAAGCCATTCAAAGGCGACCTGATCGACTGGGAGACCTATCTGGCCGATCCTTCCGACCTCGGCTGCATGTCCGCGCAAGGGCAACTGCTTTTTGAAGCCGGATGGAAACCGACTCAGCTCAAGCGTATGGACCAGGCTGGAGGGGATTTGGCGGTTGCCAAATTGCTCAACATCAGTCGGGCTCACGCAATTCTCTTGCGCCACGTTAATTGGCAGATAGACGGTGATCCTTCTGTCGTCTTGACCGACCCCGGCAAAGTTATGGGCGATCAGTGGTCAAAGGTGCTTGACTTCTGGTGGGCTCTACACAGCCTGACGCCGGAAGATTGGGACGCCGTATCGAACTCCGTGAACATCTCCATCGAGAGAAACATCCAGTTAAGGGAAAACGCAACGAACGCGGCAATAAACGCCGCAGATGCCGTTGTAGGAGAGAGGAAACGAAGTTTTGTGGGCGACATAACACGGCACGCCTCTCGGACAGCCGAGTGGTATGCCGCAAGAGCAACCTATGAAATCCAAGGCGCCGACATCCTGCGCCGGGACGGAAACCGGTTTTTCTACTTGCCCACGTTCGGTTTTTCCAGCCCCGACGACATCCCGCCCCGGCCTGACAACTATGGCACGCCCGCCTAACCGCAGACAATGAGATACGACATCACACGCCCCCCTTTCTCGCATATCTCGCGCAGCACCAAGCGATGGAAAGTTGCGCGGAAGCGTCCAGCGCAATGATCGGCCCAAGATGAAAAGCAAGGGGAACTAATGCCCGCGCCCCGCATTTCCTCTGCCCTCGTTCACCGTGTCGCCACGGGGCTGCAAGGCACGGGCGCGGCGGCGGTGATCGAGGACATCAAGCGGGGCGTGCGCATCACCATCGTTGCCAACGGCGGGCAAGCCGTCCTACCCTCCCCGGATGCCGAAGAGAACGAATGGGACAAGGCAGTAGGGATCGAACCGTGACGCTGCCCTGCCTATGGACGGGCAAACCCCGCGCCGATGGACGCCCGCGCTGGTATGTCCGGCGCAAGGGCAAGAACGGGGCCACCTATATCGCCCTGCCCGATCTGCCGCACGATGACCCGGAATTCCTCGCAGCCTACGCCGCCGCGATGAAGGCAACCGCCCCCGAGCCGCCGAAACCGGCAAAAGGCGGCTTGGCCGCCATCGTGCGTGATGCGATTGCCTCGCAGCGATACAAGCGCCTGTCCGCGTCCTACAGGCGCAGCCTGCGTCGAGAATGGGACATGCTGATCGACGCCTACGACGGCCTGCCGCTGGCGAAGATGGAAGCGCGGCACGTCGCTCGCGATGTGGACAAGGCTGCCAATCCGGGGCTGCGGTTGAAGGCATGGCGGTTCCTGGGGCCGCTCCTGCCGCACGATCCGACGCGCGCCGTCAGGCCCAACGCCAGGCCGACGAACGGCCATGCGCCATGGACGGCCAATGACATCGCAGCCTTCCGCGCCCGCTGGCCGATCGGCACGGCACCGCGCGCTGCAATGGAACTGTTGTTCTGGACGGGGGCGCGCATCAGCGACGGCGTGAGGCTAGGCCGGGGGAATGTGGCTACAGACGGCGTGCTTTCGTTCCGGCAACAGAAGACCGGCAAGCCCGCCTATGTGCCGTGGGCCTGCGCCTTGCCCGCCTATGCCGTCACGATGCACGCCGACCGAGACATGATGCACGCCGCGCTTGCCGCGATGCCGGGGGAACACATGACGTTTCTGGCCACGGCGCAGGGGCGGGGCCGATCCGACAAGGCGCTCGGGACGATGATCAGGGAGGCAGCGCAGGCGGCGGGGGTTGCCAAATCGGCCCATGGGCTGCGCAAGGCCCGTGCGGTTGCATTGGCGCAGGCCGGAGCCACGCCGCATCAGATCGCGGCCTGGACAGGACACACGACGCTCAAGGAAGTGACGGACTACACCGCGGCCGTCGACCGCCGCAAAGCGGTCATGGGGTGAACCGGGAACGGCCTGGGGTTATCTCGCCTGCCCTTCCTGTGTTATCTGCGGAAAATCGCAGCGATTACAGCATCTTGCGAGGGGATTGGCGGACTGGAGAGGAAGGAAATCATCTTGCAATGTCAAATACTTGCGCATGGATTACGGTGTTATCCCCGGCGAAAGAAATTCAAAGGCTTGGACGGGGCAGGGTTATCCTGCGAGGCGAACCCGAAACATGAGGCGAGACGCAAATGATCACCATCCGCACCCCTGAACAGATCGCCGCCGACATCCCGACGCGCGCCCCCCGGTGAGCGTGGCGACGTGGCCGGTCACGGTGCGAGTCGATGCAGGCATCAGGCACGCTCCTTGGTCATGTACCCGGCGACGAACGCGACGGCTGCCGTGATGATCGGCCCCGCGATGGGGCCGATCTGGTCGCCGACACCAGGCCAGATGGCGTTGACGCCTGCGATGAGCGCGGCGGTAAGCGCGCCCGCGATGCCGACGGCGGACACCTTCCGCGTCGGGGCAGGAGTCGGTTGTTTGACGAGATCGCTCATTGGTGTGCCTCCGGTGGGGAAAATGGTGGGAGTTTGGTGGGTCAGGCGGATTGCACCTTGGCCCGCACGATCTCGCGGATACGGTCGCCGACCGCGATGGGATCGCCGGGTCTCTCCATGCCGGGCAGGACGCAGATATCCCATTTCTGCCGTTGCTTGATGCCAAGCGTCGGTTGCACCTCGGCATGACTGAGAACCGACCACCGCGAGACGGGGATGTCGTAGGCGATGCAGAGCCGCGCGACCTCCTCGCACATAGCGTGCAGCTGCTTCGTCGTTATCGGCGCGCTGCCCCACGAGAAAGGCCGCTCCACGGCCCCCGCCATGCAGCACATGGCCACACCGACAGCGCCGCCGTTGGCGTTGAGCGTATGCGAACGGCGTTCCCAAGGCTCCGCCACCCGCACCACAATGCCGTCGCCCTCGATGAGCCGGTGATACGATTTCCTGTCCGTTTCGTTCGCCATGTGCCCGCCTGCCGTCCAGTGCATGTGCACCCGCGTCACCCCGGACGGATGGACGAAGGGCAGGCCCTTCGCCGCCTGCGACGCGCGCGCCGCAGCCTCCGCGGCCTGTGTGCGGCTGCCCATCACGCCGTCAATCGGCCCCGGCCAGAATCCGAGCGCGGCGCAGCGGGCCTGCAAAGTCCGAACGGCGTAAGTCATGGCACAATCTCCGAATGAGGACGCGGAAGCACGTCGAAGGGCGTGGGGTATGTCATGTCGAAGACGGTCTTCCCGTCGCAGTCGTATTCCAGTTGCAGCTGCAAGCTGGCGCGCCCAGGTCTCAGGCGGCTCGGATAGTCGATCACGAGCTCGCGTCGTGTGATCTCAGGCGACAGTTGCGATGCAGGCTCGCGAGGCCGCCCAGCGATGCTGTTGCCGGTGTCGTCCGTGAAAAGCGGAATGATCTCTCGGAGGATGCAATCAGTGCCTTTCTGCGTCCGGCCCACGACCAGGACCAGCTCGATAGACTCGCCCTGGACGACCGGCGTCCGGACGTAGGACATCCCATACGGCTGCGTGATGACGCGATCCTCGCCAGCCAGCTCAGTGATGCGCGTGTAGATCGCCGTGATGCCGAGCCATTCCTGCGCGGCAGACCGAAGCGCCTGGCCGTAAAGGGACATCAGACCCGCCATGATGACAGTCACCATGAACAGGCTCACGCCCGCAATGGCCGAGCCGACGACAAGCACGTCGCGCAGCCACGTCGCCCAGGGTTGCGATTTCTCGCGAAGATCGGACGGTGCCATGATTACGCCGCCGCCCGCCGCTCGGGGGTCTCGTTCATTTCCGTCCTCCGCTTGCCTGTGTTATTCCGCCGCCGGTTCCGCCTGTGGGGCGGCGGGATAGCAGGACTCGACCACGCCGCTCGACCAGAACGCCACGGGAACGTCGTTTTCGTCGAAAAGGCGCAGGCCGGAGCCGTCGACCTCCATTCGTGCCGCCTCCACCTGCATTTGAGTGCCGCCGACCAGAGTGATATTGTACATCGGCATTAGATTGCTCCTTTCTAGCTTTGCTACTGCTGCGCGACGATGAGACCAAAAGAGATGATTGCGTCCGTCGCCCGGCCGTCCGAGGGAATGACCTGAACGAAGACGGGACCGACTGTGAACTGCAGGCCCGCGATGGGCATCAGACCGTCATAGGTGGCGACACCGGCGAATACCGCGACGTGATCGGTGAGCGCCCATTCATGGGTTAGCGCGAGGCTGAGGCCGCCATAGCTGTTGCGGTACGCCCCGACCGACCAGTTGTCCCATGTCAGGAACAGGCCGGGATTGACCTCTTCAAATTGGTTTTCGCCAGCTCCAACATGGTGCGATCCCATGAGGAACGCCACGCGATCCTGCGCGACCAAAGGCCCCGCCACGAGGGCGAAGATCAAAATCACCAGCAATCGCATGTTTCAGACAGATATTTGCGTCAGCATGTAATCGCCACTGGCGTCGATACGTACGGAAGTGGCGTCCTTTTTAATGCGCACACGCATGGCAGATGCAGTAGACCAAGAACCGGAGTCTATAACGTATGACTTGGTATACTGAAAACCGCCAAATCCCGCATCAAGTGGAACTGTGAAATCCTGCACAAGAAAATCAGACTGCCATGTTCCATTAACATTCAATCCGGCCTGGATTGTCAGTTTGTGCCATCCCGTTCCGCCGCTGTAGATCGTAATTTCAAAATCCAGATTGAGCAGAATGGGGTTGCTGCGGTCGCCTGAAGGCCCTTGGAAAGCGGAGAAAGAGCCGGAGCCGAATGTCTTGCTGACGACCTGTTGCAAGCTGGTTGTGAGTGTGACGTTTGACCCACGGGCATAGACCCTGCGAGAGACCGCCCCGTCAACGATGAGTTCCGTCGTGTTGATAGCCCCGGCAGCGATCAGACCGGCCGTAATCGCGTTGGCGGCAATCTTGTTCGACGTGATCGAATTTGCCGCAATCTTGTCCGACGTGACTGCATCTGTCGCGATCTTGCCTGCGGTGATCGCATTCGCCGCGATCTTGTCTGCGGTCACGGCATTGGCCGCGAGCTTGTCGGCGTTTACCGCTCCGGCGGCCAGTTCTGAGGTCGAAATCGCTCCTGCTGCGATCTGCCCTGCCGTGATTGAGTCCGCTGCGATCTTCTCGGCCGTGATAGCTTGCGTCGCGATTTTGCTTGTTGTAATTGCCCCGGCTTCGATTTTCGGAGTGGTAATTGCGTTGGCTGCAATAGTATCGGCGGTGACAGCCCCGGCGGCCAACTTGGCTGTAGTCACCGCGCCTGCGTCGATCTTGACGGCCGTTACAGCCGCGGTGGCAATCTTGTCGGCACTGATCGCGTTGGCGGCAATGTTGGCAGCCTGAATGCTGCCGGTGAGGATCGTGTCGCCCGTGACCAGCGTGTAACCACCGGTTGACCACTGCAGCGGCTCAGTCGCCTGTGCGACAGTCCGACCGAGCAGTGGCTTGTAGACCATCATGTAGCTATTGGTGCCGGAC